TAAGAATATCAGGATAACCTATAAAGCAGGTTGTAATGCCATCCCTGATGACATAGAGGAATGCTGTTTAAGATTAGTCAAGAAAATATATGACAAAGATAGGGATGTAAAATCGGAAAGTTTGGGACCTCATAGTATCACCTATTTTGGAGAAAGCAATATTGTTGAGGATATAAGGAAGGAATTAAGTACGTATATCAACTGGGCGGTGTAGAAAATGGAAAAGTTTTTCAACAAATCAGTAACTTTACAGCGAAAGGCATCGGCAACTGGGTCAAGTGTCGAGGCTTGGGCTGATGAAAAGACCAATCTAAGATGCTGTATTTATACATTGAAACCTCAAGACTCTTTGGCTTTAAGTAGTTCTATTAGAACTAACATAACCCATAGAATGTTTTGCTGGAGTAGTGAGGATATACAAACCGATGACAAGATAGTTAATGGAAGCAATGAATATTTAGTTAAAAGAAAACCAAGTGACTGGCTTGATTATTATGAGATATTTTTATGCGAGGTAACTTAAAATGCTTCAATTCTTATTAGCTTATTTCGGATTGTTTCTATTTTCGATAATCTTTTTCATTATGAAAGGGTGATCAGATAATGGAAATTAAAATGGAAGTAAAAGAAGGCAAGGAATTAGCCGAGAAATTTAGGAGTGCGGGCAAGAAGGTTCAGGACAAGATCGACAAGTCCTTATTAGAGGCTGGCCATTTAGTGGAACGGACAGCCAAGATATACCAGACCCCCCATGTCGATACTGGCAGATTAAGAGCTTCTATTGCTACCCGGTTAATTCCCAGGAATGCACAGGTAGGTACAATAGTCGAATATGCCAGAAAGCATGAAAAAGATTATCCGTTTTTAAAGCCTGCTTTAAGAGATAAAGAAATGGAGGTCAAGATAATATTACATAAAGGTTTGACCGAATTTGTGAGTGATACTTTTAAGGGATTTACTAAAGTATTTTAAAGGAGGTGAAATATGGGATTAGCCGATATTATTGATAAAGTTATTGACCTGGTTAACAACGATGCCACTTTAAAGGGCACATATTTTGGCGATCAAATGGGATATAGCGCCTATCCTGTGGCTTGTGTGGGAGCGCCTTCATTATTGGATGAGAAATTTCCAGTAATAGCCCAGCAGACCGTAAGAGATGAAAAGTATACTGTTGAAATTGTAATCTATGTAAAATTTGAGGATACCGTTGCCAACTGCAAAAGTATTATAACTCTAACCGATACAATGAGGGCAGCTTTAAGGGCAGATTTGCAGTTAAGCGGATATGTCTATTTGGGTGAAATAGGCAATACCAGATTTGTATTCGGGTCTAAAGGAGAGATAGGACTACGAATATCAGTCACTTTAGTGGAATATATTAAAAGAATAAGTTAAAAAAATTTAAAAAGAAAGGAGATGATTAAATTGCCAATTGGAGCAAGGGGACATATAGGAATAAAGAAAGAGACGACTTGGGGTGAGAGAGTACTAACTGATAATGATTGTTTTTTACCATTTGTATCTGAAACATTAACACCGAATATTGAGGAAATTTTATCTGCTGCACAAAGGGCAGTAGCTGATGAGCCTGTATCCTATCAGGGTGAACGTGCTTTTACCGGTGATGTTGTTTTAGAAGTACATCCTGCAAGTATCGGCCATATCTTGCGAAGTAATATTAATGTACCTGTCGGGCCAGTAGCAGCCGATGCTACCGTATTAACTTTAGAAGATTGCGAGGATGCTTGGGATCAGGTGGAAGGTGTTAATGCTGGAGTTATTTCGGGGATAGATTCAGCCGATAAAAAGAAAGGCAGTAGTGCAGTTAAATTAACCGTTACTGCTGGAGTTGGTGCTGGTGAGACTTTAGCTACCGAACTGATAGCATCCACTGATATGCATCTTGATACTGCTTTAATAGTATGGGTCAAATGTGACAAGGATTGCGCCCTTGGAGATTTACAGTTTATGTTAGGTGAGATTGCCGGATGTACAGGTACTCCTAAATTTGCTAATGTACCTGCTTTAGTAGCCGGGGTTTGGCAAGAATGTACCATTCCCTTAGGTTATATGAGCAGGTCGGATATTGCATTCGTAGATGGGGGTGGTGGTGATGATACTATCACTACCGTTGCTGGTGATTTTGTTGCTGCCGGATTTATAGTAGGAGATACTATCCACGTTACAGGTACTGATACTAGTGACGGAGATTATCTTCTTACTGGAGTAGCAATTGGAACTCTTACTATGGCTACTGCCACTCTACCTGGAGATGAGGTAGCAGGTGCTGCAATCTTAAATGCCATGAATACTTTCAATGCGGTTATTTCTGTAGGAGCAAAAATGGTGACAGATTTAACTGAATGTATTATACACATTGACGATTTAAGAAGGGTAGGAGCTTACACTGCCGGCACAGCTAAAAAGTGGACATTTACACCCCGACAGACTGATTTTCATGCAGATTGTCCGATTAACCCTTATACCTTGGAAGTCTACCGGGATCAAGGGGATGCCTTCCAATTCTTGGGCGGAGCAGTAAATACTTTGGCTTTCAGTTTCGGTACAGCCGAAAAGATATTGAAGGCTACCTGTGGAATCATTGCTAAAAATCTGGGAAGTGTAGTGAAAACCAATGTAGGTTTGGAAACTACTAATCCATTCACATGGAATCAAGCAACTATCACTATAGATAATGTGGGAGCTTCAGGAACTGTCGATTATGATATAGAAAGTTTTGGAATAACAATCGATAACGCCTGCAGGGGTCATTATACCTGCAACCAGACGGTTATACCGAGAAAGATTATTAGAGACGGATATCGGAATATGCCAATTAACTTTGTAACAGAATTTGTTGATCAGACCGAATTTGATTTATTCATTTTAGGAACAGAACGGGCTTTCCAAGTAAAATTTGAAGGGACAGAAAACGAAATTGAAACTGGATTTAGATATACCCTACAGATTGATTTACCAAGAGTAAAGTATACTGCTTATCCTATCAATATCGGTGGACCGGGAAGGTTAACCTGTGCAGTAACTGGGAAGGCGAAATTTGATACAGATTTAGAATATGCCGCATTGTTTACACTGATCAATGCAGAGATTGCGTATTAAAGAAATTATCTAAAAAAAAGAAAGGAGTAATCATGGCTAAGGTAAAGATTGGAGATAAGGAATATACAATAAGTCGATTAAAATATAAAGATGTTAAAAAGATGGAGAGATATAGAACAGAGAACAAATTAGATGCTTTAGATTTTGATACTTATGTCATTCTTTATAATTTACAAAAAGCGAATCCTGATTTTAAAATAACCATTGATGAATTTGATGAATTAGTAGATATAGAAGAAATTGACCAAGTAAGAAAACAAATCAATGATTTCTCTGGATTCAACAAATACATAGAGAAATTAGAAGCAAAAAATTTAACCCCCGGGATTGGCAAGAAACAGTAAAGAAATTCACCATTGGTTTTGGCTATGGGTACAATGAAATAATGTCAATCCCCTTAGATGAAATTGTTGATTTCATAGATGATGTGGAAGTCTTATATAAAATAAAACTGGGAAAAATGGGAATTGAAACAATACATATATAATTTATTTTGTTTTTGAATTATCGATAGTTTCCGAAAAAGCACTTGCATTGCCACCACCACCAGATTGGGATGTAGGTATTTCTGGTTTTAAATTTATATAACTTCTAATCAATAGAAAACTGATAAAAGAGATAATCAAAATTAAAATGTATTTTTTCATAATAATATACCTCCTATTTTTTAATTGTAATTATATCATAGTTTAAGGAATAAATAAACATAGAGGTGATTAAATGGCTTTTGGTGCAGAAGATACCTTAAAAGTAAATATAATAGGCGATGCCTCAAAATTAAAAGGTGCATTAAGCGAAGCCGATATTGGGATAGCTAAATTTGCTAATAAAGTTGGCTCTATCGGTACAATCATGACTTTAGTAGGTGGAGCTATTACTGCAGTTAGTGTTAAATTAATAAAAATGGCAAGTGATGCAGAAGAAACGGCTACCAAATTTGCAGTAGTTTTTAAAGATGTATCAGATGAAGCGATGAAAGTAGCAAAAAATCTTACTGACAATTTTGGTTTAAGCACGAAAGCAGCAAAACAATTATTGTCTGATACTGGAGATTTACTTACTGGTTTTGGTTTTACTGGACAAGCAGCCCTTGATTTATCAACAAAGGTTAATGAATTAGCAGTAGATTTGGCCTCATTTACGAATTATAGTGGTGGAGCAGAAGGAGCAAGTAGGGCATTAACTAAAGCACTATTGGGAGAGCGAGAAAGTGTTAAATCTCTTGGTATTTCTATATTAGAAACTGATGTTCAAGCAAAGGTGTTTTTATTAACACAGCAAGGAATGAGATTTGAAACTGATAGACAGGCCAAAGCCTATGCCACTTTATTAATAGCACAAGAGCAGTCTAAGAACGCAATAGGTGATTTTGCTCGGACAAGTGAAGGTTTTGCTAACCAAATGAGAATATTGAAAGCAAAAGTATCTGATGTAGCAATAGCATTAGGGGAAAAATTATTACCTATTGCTACAAAATTGGTTGGAAAAGTCATAGTAATAGTAGAAAAAATGAATAAATGGATAGAGGCACATCCCAAATTAGTAGAATGGATTGTAAGGACAGGGGCTATATTAGGTGGTATTGCTTTAGTGGGTGGACCTATTTTAATGGCGGCTGCAGCATTTATGAAAGCTAAAACAGTTATAGATTCAATTACATTTGCCTTAAAACTCCTAAATATTAGGATTGGAGCAACAGGGGCAGTAACTACTGGTACTCTTATCCCTTCTCTGGTAAAAATAAAATTGGGTCTTGGCACATTAGGAACGATAGCTACTGGTCCTATTGGGATTCTAATTCTTGCTGTTGGTGGTTTATATGCTGCCTGGAAAACTAATCTTTTTGGGATGAGAGATATAACAATAGAAGCACTTGATTCTATAAAGGGTAATTTTGCAAAGTTAACAGAATATTTAGGCGGCGGCGGCGGCGGAGCAGGAGCTTTTTTTGAAGAAGGAATAACTCCTCCAGGATTAGGTGAAGGTGAAGGATTAAATGAAGAAGCTAAAAAAGCAGCAGACGAACTCGCAAAGGCTATAAGTGAAATAAATGATAGGATGTATGAGTTAAGTCATACAACGATGGAATATGCCATTAAGAAACTTGATGAGCAAAGGCAGGCATATATTGATTTAGGTATTGCTATCGGCATAGCTGATGATTGGCATAGTGCGGAAATTAAAAAATTAAATGATGTAAGTGAGGCGTATGATGCCTTTCTTGATGCAATGAAAACTGTAGAAGATAGAATGTTTGAATTGACTCATACTCAAAGAGAAGTAGAGATTAAGCAGTTAGATGAGAAAAAAGCTAAATTAATTGAAATAGCTAAACAGGCAGGATTAAGTGCTGATGAAGAAATAGCAAAGATTAAAGAAATATTGGCATGGTATCAAAAAGAGATAGACTTACTCAATAAAAAAGAAGGAATAATAGCAGGTAGAAGATATAATATCTATCAAGATGGAAAGATTATTGCAAGTGTAGGATCAGCTCAAGCTCAACACATGCTAGAGGAAGGTTATAATGTCCAGGAAATACCGAGTACTACTCCTACTCAACAGCCGGGAGAAATATTGCCTTCTTATCAAGTGGGTATTCGGTCTGTTCCAAGAACTCAATTAGCTTTAGTGCATCAAGGGGAAGAAATCAATCCACCCGGACAAAGAAGTTACGATCAATCCAAAAGAGAAATTAATATTAATATTAATAATCCCATAGTCCGGAATGATAGCGATATACCTAAAATTAAGCAACAGGTATTCATAGCTATGGAAGAATTTGTAAGGCAGTATGGCCGTCAAGGCTTTGAAATGGCTCATTAGGAAGGAGATAGGTTATGGCAGAAGGCACAATCACAATAGGGTCAACCACTTTAGATACTCCATCGGGGTATAGTCCTAAAGAAGATTTTTTAAAAAAATATGAACGTACTCCCTATGGTATTTTAATCATTAACAGAAATGCAAATACCGAAAATCAACCTATCTCTATCTATCGTTTTTCGGTATCCGATGTGGTGAACAGCAAAATGCTGGCCATAAAAGCAGAGGCAGCACATATAAGCAATTTATATTATATTGATTATTTACAGATAGTAGAAGTTCTGTCCGGTGATGGGACGACTACTACTTTTTATACGCAGAGGCAGATGTCGGGGGCTACTCCGGTTCCTGTAGTTACTCTAGGTGGTGTATCTAAAACCGTAACGGTAACAGATTTAACCGACCCTGCTGCCGGAAATGTCTATGCCAAAGCTAACGTTAGCGGTAGGGCAAGATTTATATTCGGCGATGTGCCTCCA